GGGCAGTAATAGCGCCTGTCGTGTTATCAGCAAAACTGGTACCAGTCAAAACTGCTCTGGTTTTCCTTAATGCTGTTGGTGTTGCGTTACCCATTATTTATACTCCACATTGAATGCGCTGCCAAATGCGCTGTTCTTGTTTAAAAAAGATAGTAATTCTCCATCCTGAAGCGTTCCTGTTTTAATAATAAAATACACGTACCCTTCGGCGTTTCCATCCCTACCTGAAGCTCGAAATGCTGCTGTACTGAAAGCTGTAGAGAATGCAGTTAAAGGGGAAAACGAACCGGCAGATGAATCTCCAGTTATATCCTCCACGCTAACGCTCAATACAGAGCCTATAGCCCCACTTGTCTGGCCTTTTACCAAATCCCCTACTGACGGAACTTGCATATCAAAAGCGGTACTAAAGGCCACATCAAATACAGAATCTCTAGCATACCCAGTGGTAAAAGGAATTCTATATATAGTTATATCAGAAGGCAGTGTTTGACCGTCAGACCTTTCATAGCCGTCAACTCTTTGATACCTGCCTCTAATGTCTACTTCGAAATTGTTCGCAGATATACACTCACCAGGGGTAATGCTTAAAGCTGGATCAACAAGGTTTAACCCGCCGCTTAAAGGGAAATAATTAGACTTTAATCCTGTAGGGGCTAAGCCTCTATTGCTTAGCTTTGTCATTCTGGCGTAACTGTATAGTTAAACAGGTCTTGAACTCTGGAGAATCTGCGGTTCTTTTGCCCAGGTAATTGATCAGACTCAAGCTTATCAAGAAGGTCCTCAAATTCTGACAAAGCCCCACTTAAAATCTCTGGTGCATCCTCATTCTCTCCATAATAAATTTTTGCTCTTGCGATAATTATGCTATGAAATCTTGGCGGTATCGCTGAAATATCTGAGTCAGCTGCAAGTTCTGTAGGGGTTCTCCAATAATCAGCTGAAATTGTAGTCGTTACATTTGGCGTAGGATACACATCTATAACATTATTAGGCTTTACTGAGAATAATTCTGGAATGCCAGAGTCTATAGAGCCTAATTTATATTCTAATTTATACTCATCCCAGTCTACGTATTCAAGCTCTTGATAGTCTGATGTTGATTTAGACCATACTAGAGAATCTAATTTCCAATTACCCAAATCAGATGGTGACGACAGAGTAGATGTTCCGGAGGTGGGTGTTATCGTAGCCTCAGACCAGAGGAAGTCCCAATTAAACCACCTGCGCTGAACATCTAAATCAGCATTTTTTATATAACGAACAACAGCGGTCTCCTCTTCTGAGAGGTCAGAAGCTGTGACGCTTGACGGCCCTGTTCCTGGGATGCCAATATCCCTAGCCATGTTTTGACATAAAACTAAATAAGTGCTCATTTTAAGTTCTTCGCTATATCCATATAAACCTTACCTACTTGTATTTTAGAGGCGCACAAAGATCCGCCCGTTTCCTCATCTCTCGTGCACGTATCAAACCCATGATGCATCTTATGACAAGGATAACACTCAGCTTCGAAAGGCTCGAATGATGTGGTATTTTTCCAATGCTTGCTTAAATTTTCTTTAGATGAGTGTGACAAAAATAAAGACTTATGAACCCTATCCAAAGAGGAGATAGAATTTAATACTCCAGTTTCAGGCCCCAGCACAACAGTACACATTTTTGCTAATGTCAAAACATCGCGTATAGGCCACTCGCCAGATGTTGTGATTACCCTGCTTTCTTTTTCCCATCCCTGCTCAAGCAGTTGGCAGGCAATATCTCCAACAGTAATAAATGTAACATCTTTTCTGCTGTCTAAAAAGCGGGCCATCAAAGAATCATTCCAGGGCCAAACCTTATGGACAGACGAGCCAGATAAAACATTCATAACTAAATGCTTTGTCTTTACTTTCTTCTTTTTCCAGTCCCTCATTCTAGACTGTTCTTTTTTTGTTGGATAAAACAGTGGACAAAACACATGCTCTACCCCGGCAATGTCATGCATCTTCTCAAGATAATTTACATTACATTCCGAATGTATCCTTTCCTTATCCCAAAGAAATCTTTCGTCCCCTTTGGCTAACGCTGGGCCGTCCTTTAGCTCTACTGTTCTGTCGCCTACTAGAAGCAAACTGCCCTCTACTGATTCAGAAAACTGAATTACTTTATCAAATAAATCGTTAAACTTTTCCCAGTACTCTGTCAGCCTGTCTAAAGGTATCTGATTAGTTCTTTGAACTAGTAGCTCATCAACATAAGGGTTTGATCTTAATATATCTTTTCCTACTTCCTGGGTATTTATGCAAACTTTGTAGCCCTGATCTTTCAACAAAGGCAATACTGAACTTGTTTGCAGTATATCTCCGAAAGCCCCATATCTAATTACACAAACTGTTTTTTCTTTTCTTACTCCGCCAAAATCTTCTGGAGTAAAATCCTCTATTTCCTTTTCAGGAACTTTTATTATTTTCACTTAGTGGTTAAAATCCCCAACCAGACACGGTCATCCCTGAGCGCACCATCTTGCCATCAACACGCGCCTCATTATTAGATCGCGGCTGCTCTGAACGATACTCCATTGCGCGAGAATCAAACAGTTGATCACCGCTAGTGTATCCCTTTTTCTCAGGTTCTGTAAATCCATAGCCTTCTTTTGGGGTTTCTACTTCACCTCCAATATAGGCTGTAATAACATTGATCTTCATTCAATTCTCCTAAAATGAATTGGGGGAGAGTTGCCCCTCCCCCTCTTCAATCAGCACATCTCAAACTTCCCGTGAGAAGTAGAAACGCTTTTCTTTACCGTACCAATAGGCATCTGAGCCTTACCTTTACTATCCAAGCCGAGAGAGGCGTTGGATTCACCAGCAAAAGAAGATTTTTCAGACAAACCATTAGCAGGAATTTTACCGCTTGCGCTATCTTTAGCCATGATTTCCTCCTAGTACCATTCAACTTCAGCGTATGCATAACCCTTTCCAGCAGCCGTGCCAGAATCAGTCGCCTGAACATAGGTAACTTCAATCTGAGTGTCGGCAGGAAGAGCTTCTACAAGGACGCAATTCGAGTCATCTTGGTTGTTAAAAGTTTCAGTGGCCGCAGTAGTATCAGCAACTTCTAGCTGACCATAGTAGTTTGCATCACCAGTCGTGCCAAGCAAAACTTTTCCAGTGATGGTGTCATCTGCGAAAGTTTCAGTTACATGCACTCCGATGTTTTTCAAACTACCCTGTTTACCACTTGGACCTTTAAAACTCCAAGCAGTACCAGTGCCAGCAGCGAAATCAGTTTCTACTGTATCTTGGTAGATATAGGTTCTTGGATCACTATAGCTCATAATATATCTCCTATGATGCACTGTCCCAGATCACAATACGTGACTGAGCAGCTTGAGTGTGAGTAATGCCAAAACCACCTAAGTAATACCACGCTATCCCACGGTCCCTTCCGAAATCGCCGGGAATTTTTCCCCTCATCTCTTCAGGAACTGCAATAGCTTCTGCAACCGTATCCTCGCCAAAGAATACAGCCCAATCACTTAAGCCTTGCGCCCAAGCAGCGGCAGATGTGCCGATACCAGAACCTTTAGCAATGTGTGTTTGCTCAACGAACCGAACGCCATCGTACCTACCGATTTCACCATTCATGATCATCTGAAAGCCTTGATCCACATACTGATGGATTCCTTCCAGATCACTCTTCAAGGTGGCGTAGGTTGAGGGCCATGCAAGACAGTAATAATCATCGCCAGTGTATGCTGGGATATTACGTTCTTTCATTAAATCAACCATCAATCGAACATGTAACTTACCCATAGCAACAGTATTGACTAGTGTAGCTGTACCATTCGTGGTTAATGTCAGCGCTGTCGTGCTGGTACCCGCAGTGGGAACTGCACGCAACTTTGCGGCATCAAACTGAGCGGCAGCTAAATTATCAAATGCTTTCTTTGCATCGGTTTTTAGCACTTTTCGGACGATCTCACGAACTGGCTGTTCGCTTAGGTCATCAAGTTTCCCTGTCCATGGGACTGAGTTACCTGCTTCTGTAATCGTCATCGTACCCTGAGAAATCGTAAATGAAGTCTCTGGGATCGTATTAGTTTCAGTCAGGGTGGTACCCTGAGTAGAAACGTCACTAAACACGTTCCAATGGAATGTATCGCCACGGTGTAAACCTTGATGTGCGGCATC